CTTTCGCTTTTCCAAGCTGTCAACCTTGTCGAAGATCTGTCGGCACAAGTCTTTGATTTCTTTGAGGGCTTCTGAGAACTCTTCGCGCCGGACGTAGCGGCTTGGGAGCTCAACCTCAAGCTGATGGATGTCGGACTTCAGGCGCTCGACGGCTTCCCAAAGCTGCCTGGCGAGCCATCCAATGAGCGCCAGGAAGGCGCCGAGAGCAAAGTTGATGAGCGTTTGGGGTTCCATCGACCTATCCTACGTTGCACCATCAAAATTCTACATTGTGTTGATGTCACGGTCAAAACAGTTGACACCTCTCAGGACCGTGCGACACTGCCTGCGTCAAGGAATGGTCTTTGGCTTACATGCGGCGATGGTTTTGCGTTAGCCGCCTGCGTAGCCCAGCCCACTCAGTGATTTGTTCGAAACACTTGCCCCGGTCAGTTTGGTCTGGCCGGGGTCTTTCATTCAGCGGGTGCGATGGTCAGCTTACCTTCAGCGACAAGCTGCATGATGTTGGCGTAGTCGGTGTTCGCTGGGTCAATCGGCACGAAGCTTGTCACGCCGTTGATGTCGCAGCGGATGCCGGTATTGGTACCGTTGAAGGCTATGTACTGAGCATTGGTGTACATGGTTCAAAGCTCCGCAGATGCAGTAAAATTAAACGACGCTGATGCAGGACCGGCAGCAGAGGCGGTTAATGTTGTCACCAAACTTATAGGCCCAATAGTGCCAGTACCAACTGCGCTCGCATTAAAATACGATTGATTTCTGAAGGAAATTGACGGAGCAGCACGCATTGGAACCGTAACTTGAATTGATTGCGCCCCAGTCCCACCAGCGCCAAGGGCATAGCAAAGGACGTTCATGCTTGGCGCTGTGCCGCCGGGGTAATTGTCATAGTAATACCTCTGACACTGCGCCAACTGATCGCTGTAGATCTGCATCTCGTAGGGAGTCGCTTTGGTGCCGACTTCTAGCTGGACGCCTGTGATGTAGAAAGTTGCGCCAGCAGTACCGACAACGGAGACTGCGCCTGTTGCTGAAGTATAATTGCCAGCAGCCCAGACTCCCGCTGTAGTACTGTATGTTGATCCAGCCCCAAGGCCAAATTCAACTATTACCCCAATTCCGTTAGTTGCACCAACCCATGTTCCGCTTGTATCCCCCGCAGCTGTCACTGATATTGTTGTCCAAGTGTTGGCTGATGCAATGCTGTATGTAAATGGGTAAGACCTTGTTCCGGCAGAGTTTTTAAGAACCCCCCCAAAAGTTCCCGTTAAGGAGCTGTAAACAACAAATGAAAGGGTTACGGGTTTTGCACTTGCCGCTCCCCAAGCCAAATCTGCAAAATTAAAACCTTCAACAGGCTGGCTGATAGAAAAATAATCAGACGCGCCGACTGTGACTGCCGTTGAAACCGTCATGCCAAGATAGTTTGGGAACCCTAATGCTGTTGTTATAGACCCCGCATTTTGTTGCGCCGTAAATTTTGCAGCTTGTGAAGAGAAATAACGCCAGCGGTCAAGCATATATGAGCCGCTGGTCAAATTTGCAGCCGTAATTTGCGCCCCAGCATTCCGCTGATCCACCACCATGTTTCCATTTATCAGGCGATTGCGCTTGAAGCTGGACGAAGGCACCAGAGCGCCAGTGACCGTCAGATCATTTCCAACAGTCACATTGCCACTGGCGTCGTTGACAATGTTGGTCGTTGAGCCCGAGGGGTGGATGACGTTGATCGTGCGGAGCGTAGACATTACTTAGCCTCCAGCGCAGCGAGACGAGCCTCAAGCGCGTCGTTCTTGGCGGATAATTCTTGGATGGCGGCGACGAGGTGAACAACGATCTTGCTGTAGTCTACGCCCTGCGGCTTGATGTTACCTTCGTCGTCTACAGCGTCTTTCGCGCCAGTGACTGCCAACGGAATGACTTCTTGCAGTTCGTGAGCAAGAAAACCTTCGCCGGGGGTGCCGTTTTCTTTCCAATGATAGCGAACGGGGTTAAGCAACGACACAGCCGACAGCCCATCACTTATCTGCGTTACATTTTCTTTAAGTCTATAATCTGAAGAAGTGTTATACGCAGTTGTTGACCCGTCTGTGCTGATTGTCCCGCGAATAGAACCGTTTTGGCGAAACTCAACAAATGGCCCAGTATTTGCATTTGTGATGAAGATGCCCATTACATAGGCTGCGTCACGCCGAAACTCATTAAAATTATTTGCCTTTAGGGCAACGCCTGTCGTAGTAGGCGAGCCTGAAACCGTCGTCCCCACCAGCAAATTGCCGCTGGTGTCGATGCGGGCGGCTTCAACACTATTAGTTTGAAACGACATATAATTAGAAGTATTATTGTAAATAATTCGTCCTAAAAAATCAGTCCCGTCGCCTTTGTTAAAATCAATAAATCCCCCAGTCGTTCCAGACATTTCCATAACAGCATAGCCGCCAATCGCGCCAAGCTGAATACCATCGCCGCCAGTCGGGCTACCTTGAAAGGCACCCTTAATTGATAGAGTGCTTTGTGGCGAAGTTGTTCCAACCCCAACATATTGCGAAGTACTAACCGTCATTGCAGTCGTGCCAGCCGACTGTATGGTCAGCGCAGTTGCAGACGGGCTCGTCACGATAGGCGTCGTGACAGAGGTTGTGGCGGTCTCTGCGGGGGTCGTGATGCCGGTGGAGCCGTTGAGGATGATGGACATTACTTAGCCTCCAGAGCGGCGAGACGGGCTTCAAATGCAGCGTTCGCGGCCTCAAGCGCGTCGTTCTTGGCGGATAGTTCTTGGCAAGCGGCGACGAGGTGGACGACGATCTTGCTGTAGTCCACACCCTGCGGTTTGATAGACCCGTCTTCATTCACGGCATCTTTTTCGCCAGAAACAGCCAATGGGATGATTTCTTGCAATTCATGAGCAAGAAAACCTTCGCCAGCAGCTCCATCAATCTTCCAGTTATAAGTGACGGGTTTCAATTCGCCGATGGTTGTTAACCCGCTACTCAGTGGCGCAACATTCTCTTTCATCCGGTAATCAGATGAAGTGTTATAGGAAACAGACGAAGTTTGTTGATTAATATAACCAGACGTTCCTCCAGAACTGTTTTGGAATAAAATCACTTGTCCATTATATGTTTCGTTTGCTGATTTTGTAACAATCGCGGTTTCCCCTGTCGGGTTCCACCCAATATTAAATCTATTACTTCCCGTTGTTGTGTTAAGAGACAAATTGCCGAGGGAGTCAATGCGCATACGTTCACTGGAGTTTGTACTAAAAAGCAATGCGCTTGTAATTCCGGCAGATCCAGTTGAGCCATAAACAGTTACAGCCGTTGTTGTAGTTCCAAAAGTACTAGCTGTTGCTAATCCATAATAATTAGATGAAAGAATAGAACCGTTATTAACATGTAATTTTTGAGACGGCGAAGTCGTCCCAATCCCTACATTCTGGCTCGTATCAATTGTCATCGCAGTCGTGCCAGCGGACTGGATGGTGAGAGCCGTAGATGCCGGGCTGGTGACAGTCGTAGCCGTGACTGTCCCGCTGAACGTGGGGCTCGCAGTCAGAGCCACCGTGCCGGTCGTATTGGGCAGCGTCAGCGTGGTGTCAGTAGCCGCCGCACCAGCCGTGAGTGTGACGGAGCCGCCACCAGTTCCTTTGACCGCTACAGGCATCAGATGATACTCCAAGTTGAGCCCGAGGGAACAGTTACAGTGGCGCCGCTGTTGATCGTCACCGGCCCAGCCGTCATTGCGTTCTTGCTGGTCGGCACAGTGTAGTTGTAGGCAATCGTCGAGTCATTGACGAAGAAAGCCTTGTCCTTGCCGCCACCCAGGGGCTGCGCAGGATTAGGGACCGACCTGAGATAGCCTGAACTCGAAGGCATAGTAGACCCCTATCAGCTAAGCTCAAGGACAGACACCATGGCGTCTGCGGATGCAGCCGCCGAGGTGAGAACTTTCAAGGCGTCAGCAGCGATCATGTTGATCTTTTGGTCGCCGCCAGCCATCACGAAGGTCGATCCAACGGGGACCGTGGCGCCCTTGATGACGTAGTAGTTGACCGCAGACCGGGTGATGTAGATATCAACCGTGATGTCAGCCGCTGAGGTGTTCGCCACAGACAAGCCCACAACCGTTGACGTCGTCGCTGCTGCGACGGTCGTCAGGGTCGAGGCAGATGTGCCAACGTCCTTGGCAAAGTAGGAAGTGAAAACGCTGGCCATGGGAGGGCTCCTATTCGGCGGCTATCATATCCGATCCGGGGGGTGCTGTCACGAAGGCGAGATTGGCCTGAAGGCGCAGATCGTCTGGAGACTTCTCCACGGCCAGCCAAGCCTGCTCAATTGAAATCTCGGTCATGCCAAGATGCCAGGCAGAGATTGAGGCCAAATCATGGGCCTGGTGCCCCCAGACAGCGGGGTCGCAAGTGTAGACCGCAAGCCGGTCGGTGATCCGCAAAGCCCGCATTGCGTAGGCGAAGCACTCTTCCCAGCGTTGCTGACGATACATAAGCATGGCTAGTTCGCACCATGGCTCACGAGTGTTGGGCGCCTCGCCAGCCGCAGAGTGGAAGGCCTGCTCAGCCTCTTGAGGCAACCCCACCTCGCTGTAGCACCTCCCCATGACCCTGTAGGCGTAGCAGCGCTCGTTCTGCCATGTGGCTCGGGGCAGCTTCAGATAGTTCTTGCAGGCCTCAATAGATTCCCACCACCGAGCATGAAAGCTGAGTTCGCGAGCGTAGTAGAAGGCGTTACGGGGGCAGGCTGGGTCTTCCTTTACGGAAAGCTCCAGAAGATCCATGTACTGTCCCCGGCTCTTGGTCGGATCCGGCTTGTGGACGGCGAGGAGCATGTCTGTCTGCGCCCAGACCTCGGTGATGCGACCGTCAGGTACAGGATATTCGTGGCAGGGGTGGTGCCACATGTATCCCTTGCGGGCGTGGATCTTCTCATAATAGAAGCTGATGCCGCAGCCCCAGTCGAACATGTAGCGGAGACGGGTGGTTTCTCCCTTGATCCAGACACGCTCTATTTCCTCTCGCCAGCCCGGTTGAAGAACTTCGTCGATATCCAAGCTGATGCAGACATCAATCTCGCGTGGGACAAGAGCAAGAGCCGCGTTACGAGCCAGATCAAATCGCCAAGGAGAAATGCAGATTTCATGCACAACCGCTCCATGACGGGCAGCTTCTTCTGGAAGACCATCTGTAGACCCCGTGTCTGCAATGATAATCATGTCAGCATCTGCGGCAGATTCGCAGAAACGCTGAACGAAGTGGGCTTCGTTTTTGCTGATGGCGTAGACGGCGATCTTTAGCGGCATATGGTTATCCTGCATTCGCCAGCGACTGTATCTGCGCCGAGATAGCCGCAAGCTGCGCCTGTAGCTCCTCCAGCGTCGGCTTGGCGGGCTCTGTGGATGCAGGCAGAGATGCGGCATAGGCGAGCGCCGCAGCCTCTTCCTCTGGCGTGTACTGGATGACCTTCACTTCACCAGTTTCGACGTTGACTTCAATGCGTTCCATGTGAGCCTCCTATTCGTAGAGAATGTTGACGCTACCAGCGTCAAAAGTTGTTGTTCCATCTGATGTCGTAATGCGTATTCTATCCAATGCACCCCCCAAAGTTATACTGCCACTTGTTACAGTTCCACGTAAAGAACTGCCTGACGTTGTAAAAGTGCCAGCGGCAACCCATAAGTTTGAACCAAGAGAAGTTAAAACAAAAATTCCGCTTTGGGTATCTGCCGCAGCGTTAAAATTTATGAACCCAAAACTATTAGTAAAAGCAAATCCGCCGGAAGAACTTCCCGGCAATGAGTTAAACATTGTTCCTACATATCCAGAAGTAACTATGCTTCCAGAACCAATTTGAATAATTCCATATGGCGAGGCGGAACTCATACTTATTCCATTAACCATGAGCGTGACGCGCTTCACCCAAGAAGGAATGCCAGTAATGTCGATGCTCGTTCCGCTAGTGGTTGCCACGGTTGTCCCGCGAACAATCTTCTGCGTAGATGACCACACAGACCCATCAGCAGTGAACAGCACGTTGCCCGCAGTCGTTGGCGAGATGCTTGCGCCAAGCCCACCATAGCCGCCAGCGAGAATGCCAGAGCTACTAGCACCCTGCGCCATGACTGATATGTTGCGAGAGATGGTCATGGGTTATCCCTCATTCATACAGGATGTTGACGCTGCCTGCGTCGAAGGTGTCGGTGCCGTTGACTGTGGTCAGGCGGATTTGAGTTAGCGCCCCACTAAGAGTCTGTGGCACCGCCGAACCAAACATCGTGCCCACATTACCCGTTCGTGTTGCGGTAGATAAATATGACCAAACATTTCCGGTTATATTATTAAATAAAAATGCTCCAGAAATTGTGTCTGTGTTTACCGAAAATCCAATGACATAAAATCCGGTTGTAAATATACCGCTTGAAGAAACCGCAGCGCCGGCAACAAAGCCAACCGTAGAAGAATACCCAGAAGTTACAAACCCGCCGGATGTTCCAAGTTGAATTTGAATCACAGAGGTTCCGTTTGTGCTAACGCCGTTAAGCATCATTGTGATACGTTTTGCCCAAGCAGGAATCCCCGTAAACGTGATGCTTGTGCCGCTTGTTGAAGCAACAGACGTTCCCTGCACAATCTTCTGAGTCGATGACCAGTTCGTCCCATCAGTCGTGAATATCGTATTGCCAGCAGTCGTTGGCGACAATGACGCGCCAGTGCCGCCATAGGTTCCAGCGAGAATGCCCGCCGTGCTGGCTCCCTGCGCT